AACTTGACGTACACGGGCTTACCAGAATTCTTTTCGCGGTTGATGAACTGTTCGTAAATTTTAATCTCTTTACCGAGCGTACTCTTACCGGTATTGATCGCGTGACGAGACTGCTTCACGAGCGCGTCGATGCCTTTCTTGAAACGGGGGCTGGTGGCGGAAGTTATGTTCCTGACGTCGACGAATGGGACTGGGGACATTCCTCGTTACATTTTATTAAGAAATAATTTCTACATCGGTCACAAAGAGGCAAAATCTTCTATGTCTATTTGAATCGAGTGAGGTCTTCGTAAAATTTTGTTCCGAGTGGTCTTTTATAATTTGCTTCATAGCAGTGATGTGTATGTATGATTTATCTAAGTATGTGTATGAAATCGAGTCACCCCTGTAGTATCTGTTTTCGTCATCCACCACTTTCCATATGGAGCAGCACTTTTTTACTACATGAAGCGTTGGATAAAATTCATCATCACCAAACTCCACGCCGTTTTCAATTTTTTCGTATTGAACTTTCACCATGTCACCCACCTTCACCTCAATGGCTTTTTTCTTACCACCGATAGCTTCCGCGAATTCCTTGTATTCTGCATCCATAAAATCATATTTAGACTGAAGCTTATCGAGAAGTCCAAGAAGATGATGACGATCCATTTCGAGATTACTATTTGTGATGCTCTCGGCGACTTAGGATATATTCAGAGGCCTTTTTAGGTGTCTTACAGATGAGATCTCCGCAATGGTCCCTGTTTTGGTACACGGCGTTTACACCCGTCGAAAGTTCGTCACACGTCTTGAGGGACCACCTTCCGAGTGGTTGTTTCTTTGATTCGGTGCGAGTGAGGGCTTTCACAAATTCAATGAGTTGTTTTCGCATGGTCCTTGTATTAAATTTTAGATGTGATTTGACTTAGGACTTCATTCGCCCCACAAATAACTCATTGACCTTGATGATGATATACGAATATATTTGAATGGCCACCAGGTCCACATATTACTTAAAAGTAAGGTACATTTAAAAATAATGATTGAAGAACTCGCCACAGAGATATACTCTCAACTGGGACCTGGTTACAGTGAGAGAGTATATCACAATGCTATGGAGGTACTCCTTCGCTCGAAAGGAATACAGTATGAATCGGAACGGATCATTCCCATCCCATTCCAAGGACACGTGATTGGTAATTTGAGAGCAGATATCATCATAAACAACGAGACTGTACTCGAGTTCAAGACGATCAAAACCTTAAATGAGTCGGCTGAGGTTCAAGGTCATAACTATCTTCGTCTGACTGGACTGAAGACTGCGTATCTGATAAACTTTCCTCCGTGTCAGAATCGCTCTGTGGAGGTAAGGTGTATCGCATCGCTATAATGTACGGGAACACCCGAGCGAGGTGTTTATAGGTTTCAAATGTTTCTTCGTAATACTTTTTAGGATTTTTCATTTCTTCATTGAGAATGCGTTGGGCCTTATCCATGTAAAACTTTGCTTCTTCTATGCAAAATTTTTCGTATTCGTTCATTATACATAAAAAAGCTCATTTCTTTAAATTGTCGGTATAAACTCCCACCGTAGGTCATGACATATCTTTTTCCATATGACATCTTGTTGATACAATTTCTCTTTACTTTTGAGTAGTGGAAAATACTGGAGATACGAATCTTCACTCAAAAGTTCACAAAATTTGTACAACACGTAGCTATAGGACAGGAAATTGCGACGATTCGAAGGGCAATTATCATCGAATGGTTTCTGTATGTCCTTGAACATGATTCGAAGACGCTCTTCAAGTTCTTGTGGCATATTCGGTGGTTTCACACCACTCAATATGTTTGTAATGTAGGGTACGTGTTCATAATATTTGTTCATTTTGAGCTTTTTCAAAAGACTACGAACTCTGGCGTGGGTGATTTCTTCGAGTGTTTTGATTTTCAGCTTTTTGAGTTCATTTCTGAGCTGTTCCATGACATCTTGTGGAATTGTCGTCGTTTCTTGCGCTTGAAATTGAGATAACCATTCGTTAAAATGATTCTCACGCTTATATGAGTAATTCACAATCTTCTCGGATGTTTCCTGTTCTTCTCTATACGTGAGCTCTTCACTTATGAGGGTCGCTATGATCGCGCCACACCCATCACACACAAGTTCACTCGTGTCGTGAAAATGGAATATATTACTCTCATTACACGTAGGACACACATCTTGCTTTTTAACTATTTTTCTATCGACGTTCATGTTTTCTACATCTGATAAATATTCATTGAATATATCCTTTCTCTTAAGACCCGTCGTTATTTTACAATTAAAGACGTTATCCGTACTCACTTTAGCGTCTATTTCTTCCGTATATTGTTTCATATAAGGCATACATTTTATGATATAATCTGACATTTCACGTTCATATTCGGACCGATTCGTCGGATCTTGGTCCATGGAGTCTTTCCATGTGTCGATTTTGTTGTTATATCGACTTAAAAAATTTCCCTCCATATAATTAGTTAGAATGCTACGCAATCTTTTAACTACCGTAATCATATGGATTTACGATACTTATAAGAACTTCGTCTCTATACCAAACTACAGGGTACTCCATTCCTCTATGGAGTATTTCATAGACGGTAGAAACCCACATCTAATCGAAGGGGAGTTCTGGGCGAACGAAGCGAAAAAATGGGATGGTCTTTTTGATGAACATTATGTCGAAACAAAGGACATGGTATACAGGGGGTACATGCCACCGACAAACGTCAATAAAACTATCATTAGAATCAAATACTGGTACGGTGACAAACTGTACAAGTATTTGACGTATAACACAGGACACGAATGGCCACCCAAAGAAACGAAGGACATAGTATTCAGCATACCAATTGTATCAGCGCATCTAGTCGACGCGGACGATAAACCAGTGAAAGACGTACTCAGAAAAATTAAACGATACGCGGGTCCAAGAGGTGATTTTCACGGTGAAAATGTGAAGATAAGTGATATGTTATATTACGATATGGATACACTAAAGACTATGTATCCAGCTATAAAACTACGAAACTTATTTGGGCGGGTAAAAACCGTGAGTACAATTACAGGGAATATTACTGATCTGACTGTGATTTAGTCGCAAGGTAAAACTTGAGATCACCCAAATTAGCAACATTGTATTTAAGTATGAGGAACCTATTCAGTTCTTCTTGCATGATTTGTACCGTTGAACACATGTTTGTGGCTTTGGTGAAAATGTTCATGTACCGGAGGGAATACACCCCAGATATTTTGGGACTCTCTTCCGTACATTGAATTTCGGTATCTTGATTGGCGAAATCACCTTCGCACTTGAGCCTAAATGAGGTTCCATCCCGTGTGATTTCAATATCAGTGCCTATGTTGTACATGTCTCGGCAAATTCGTTGAAAATCAATCGAAGGCATCGGCGTCACAGTCGTCATATTCATATCCGGAACCTCAATTTGGTTTTCATTAATATCAAGTAATTTGAGAGCGAATTTAGTGCACGTCTTCTTCGTCTCGTTATGAATTTCTATGTTCATGTATTCTCTCGAATCTATGCTCATCATCAACACATCATTGTTTGTGATAGATTTAAGCAACTTGAACGTATTCGTGACGTTTATACCCGCGACAATCTCGGTTTCACACGAATACTCTTCGAAATTGTCTGCGGACAAGAACATGTCCACGAGTGATGTTCGAGCCGTATCGAGTGTGGTTACATATAACCCATCTGGCTTAAAATATACGTTCACGTCATTGAGTATATCTTTGAGTACCTCAAACGTGGATTTTATAGCACTCGCCTGTATGGTAGCGAGTTTCATCATACCTGATAAACTTTAGCTTTACTTCTTTATATTGTTGCTGTAAGTTTGTGACACGTCACGGTTTATCTTTTCTTCGAGTTCAGCGGTCATGGGTGGCTGTAAACTACGCCCATAATCATCGAGACCAAATATGTCCGAATTACCTTCTCCATCGAGTGAGGTCATGGAACACATACCAAAATCACACGAGTCTATATCGTTGTTTGGTAAGAGAGACTCGAGCCAGTTTTTGATTTCATTTCCGACGAGGAATTTGCCATTCTTCGTGAGTAGGGTTGGAACACGTGTTATTTTATGCGCGTATTGAGGAGGTATACCCTGTGTATTCACGTTATGATAGTTGACGAGTTGGGAAATTTGAGGTCGTCTCTTGATGTAGTCTATGATATCCAGACTATGACTACACTTTGGACTATATATCAAGAGAGACATCTATTGAAATAAACATGTAAAAACTTTAAGTCATACGGGCGCACCACATAAAATTTTTGTGAGGGTATAGTAATAATGAACCGCAAGTGGGTACCATTGCTTATAGTTGTCATGCTCGTTCTTTTCCTCATGTCCAGGGCGGAGATGTTTACCCCTAAACAATCCGCACCCGAAATAGATGAAGGTGTATTGGATCTCACTCAATATGAACAACTCCAAAACGTGAAGGTTTCGAACAATGTGATGGAACAAATCGTACTTTCCGTTAATAATCGTATAAAGGAAATCACTGGTTTGTGTACCTACATCATAGACACGCACGAAGTTCGTAAATATAAACATGGTGAAACCGGTGATGAGGTGTACAGGTGTCGTTTTATGGTTCTCAAGCACGGTGGATTCCCATTTGCGTTCGCCGTGTCATCTGACGTCCGAATCATGAATGACCCCGAAAGTGTAAACTGGAATGATATGAATATGATAGCCACTTTGCGAACACTCGGTGTGTCCCAAAATGAATTGGACAAGACGCTCAAGAACGTCCCCATAGAATTCGTCGATGAACAGACTGGCGAGATCGACGTGACTAAAGTCATCATCGCGAAATACATGAAAGAGGTGGAGCGATTCGAACCCACTCGTGGTTGTCGTGTCTCTCAGAACACAGCCACTCGACACACAAAAACCCGCGTCTGACACCATGTTTACCACTGATAAGGAAATCCGGGAATTTGAAGACTTTGATAAAATCAGAGAGAATCACATTAATTTCATAAAGAACACGCCACTCGTGGAAAAGAAAATACAAACTCCTGAAGAGATGTACGGTCGCCCTAAAATCGCCGAAAATATTTCGTTAGAGTAATTTAATGATCAGTGTCAATGAGATATCAAAGATAGCTGAAAACCGTAATAAATTGCGTAAGGAAACTTACGTCAAAATATACGAACAGATATCAAAAAAAGTTAGACAAAGTGCTGAATTCGGAAACAAATTCCTACTCGTATCTATACCAATGTTTGTAGTTGGATTTCCGGCGTTTAATAGAATTAAGGCTCTTCATTACATAAAACGACAGCTCGATCTAGGTGGATTTATCACACGTATTGTGGGTGAACATGAATTATACATATCATGGTCTACAACAAAGAAAAAATCAACACCGCAACCCAAGGAAGAGATACTCACAGAAGAGTTTGGAGATTTTCCATCTTTCGTAAACCTAAAGAAAGTAGCGAATAAGTACAGGGGAAATGCGGGAAAAGGCACGTAAAAAAATTTCACTCTATCATAAATGGATAACCTCAATGTGCTCGTAGAAGCCAAGCGGGAATATTTGGGACAATTGTCCCATTTGATGTGTCCAGTTATGATCGAGACGTTTGATAAAATTTTTGAAGAAGCGTACACCATGTCCAAGGGGCGTAAAGTTCTCATCATGTTCCAAAAACTTCTCAAAGAAGTTCCCAATTGGAATGAGGGTATGTCTAAGCAACACACCGATAACATCGCGAACAGGTGTGCTTGGTTCAACGATCTTCTCGCCGCCGTATTCGTGAGTTGTGTAAAGATTCTTTCGTCCGTGCGTCTCGGTAAGGATAATAAGAAGATTTCTCTTAAATTGCCCACAAATGAAACTTTCATTCAAACGTGTTACAATAACATCGCCAAGGATATTTACAAAGATCCATACATCTTTACCGAAAGTCAAAATGAGCACGCGCGCGATGAAAAGTTGTTCCAGCGATTCAGTGTGGTGATCGAAGCATCGGTTCGTGAACTCATCCCAGTTCAACAAATACTCCAAACGTACATGAGTAATGAATCTGAAGACATAGACGTCGGTGGCGAAGCGGAAGACACC